TCGATCCAGGTCAATCCGCCCACCATGGAGCTCTCTCCGCCATGGGCCTAACCCCAACGAAAATAGCCCCTGTACCACTATTCCAAGGGGCTCAAATGATTCAACGCCTGATCGCTCTCCTATTCCTGAGCCGGGAGATCGCGCACCGGGAGCACCTTCGCACCCGCAGCTACGCCCAGCACATGGCGCTTGGCGACTTCTACGAGGCCGTCATCGAGAAGGCTGACGCCATTGCCGAGGCTTACCAGGGTCGCCGTGGCTTGATCGAGGACATCCCATACCTTCAGGCCCCAGGCGCCGACATCATTGGCGCCCTCGAGCAGCAGCTCTCCGCGATCGAGAAGATCCGATATACCGCCGTCCCCAAGGAAGACACCGCCATTCAGAACCTGATTGACGAGGCCGTCGGCCTTCATCTGACCACGCTCTACAAGCTCCGCATCCTGAAATAAGCGGCTGCTTGCTCCCGTCCAGGCCCCGGCTTTCCGGGGCTTTCTTTTTGCAATCCCCACCGAAAATAGGGGCCAGGTTCCTGCGCCGTGGTAGCGGCGTTTCCACGGAGGGTTCCTGATGGACTCACACAACACAGCGGCGGAAGGCGGAGCAGCCATCGTCGCCAAGCTCGCTCCCCCAGCCGGGGTCTCTCTTGCCACAGTCATGGGCATTCCAGTTTCAGAGATCCTTATGTGGGTCACTCTGGTTTATACGATCGTGATGCTCGGCCACAAGCTGTACCAGATCTATCAAGAAGTAAGAAATAAGTAATCATGGATCCGATCACCACCGCCATGGCCGCATTCGCTGCCGTCCAGAAGACGGTGCAGGTGATCAAGCAGGCCCAGAAAACAGTCAACGACGTGGCCTCCCTCGGCCCCATGCTGGGCCAGTACTTCGGGGCAAAGCAAGACACCGTCAAAGCGCTCGAGCAAGCCAAGAAGCAGGGCGGCTCCAGCCTTGCCCAGGCCGTCCAGATCGAGATGCAGCTCCTGTCCCAGAAGCAATTCGAGGACGAACTCAAGATGATCTTTTTCCAGACCGGCCACGCCGACATCTGGGAAAACATTCAGAAGCGCGTTCAAGAGGGCGAGCAGGCCCAGCGTGAGGCCCAGCGCCGTGCGCGTGATGCGGCGATCGTCAAGGCCAGGAAGATGAAAGCCATGATCGAGATGGCCATCGGTGTCGGCCTGGTCGTGATCCTTGTTCCTCCCCTGATCTTTGTCCTGATCCAGGGGTTGCTGTACGCCAGAGACAACAACTGGTTCAAATAACGGAGTCCGCATGCTAACACTTCTATCCACCCTTCTGTCGTTCCTGATGGGCGGCTTACCCAAGCTGCTGGACTTCTTCCAGAACAGGGCTGACCACGCCCATGAGCTGGCGATGGCTCAGATGCAGATCGAGCGCGAGCTCAAGATGGCCGAGGCCGGCTTTGCTGCCCAAGCCAGGGTCGAGGAAATCAAGCTCGATGAGATCAAGGTTCAGACTGACGCCCAGAAATACGCCGCAGATGCTGCGGTGAAGACGTCCGTAATCGACGCCCAAAAGGCGGAGATGGAAGCTCTATACAAGCACGACGCCGCGATCGGGGAGGGTACCTCTCAATGGGTTAAGGACATGCGTGGCGCCACCCGCTCGCTGATCACCCTGGGCTTCTTTGCCCTGCTGTGCTTCATCGACTTGGGCCTGGTTGTTTACGCATACACCCACGGCGTCTCCTTCAAGGATCTGGCCAGCATGCTGTGGGATAGCGATACCGCTGCCCTGTTCGCTTGCATCATCTCCTTCCACTTCGGCGGTCGAGCCTTCGGCAAATGATCAGCAAACGAGCGATCGAAATGATCAAGCACCACGAAGGGGTTAGGGTAAACCCTTACCGTTGTCCGGCCAGGTTATGGACGGTTGGTGTTGGTCACGTCATCGACCAGAGTCACATCAGGGTGCCGTTCGACAAGCGTCTCGAGCTCGCCATCCCGGCTGGCTGGAACAGAACCCTGACGATGGAGGAAGTGGATGCAATTCTGGCTAAAGACCTTGAGAGCTTTGAGCGAGGTGTGGTGCGACTGTGTCCTGCTGCTATTGATCGCCAAGGTCATCTCGACGCTTTGACGTCGTTCTCGTTCAACGTCGGCCTGGGCAATCTCCAGCGTTCGACCATCCGCATGAAGTACAACCGTGGTGATTACGACGGTGCGGCAGAAGCCCTCATGGACTGGACCAAGGCTGGCGGCAAAGTACTGAACGGCCTGGTCAATCGGCGCAAGGATGAGCGCGCCTTATTTCTGTCCTGACCACCAAGGAGAATCGACAAATGAAAGCATCGAACGTCAAGCGCGAGGGCGGCAAGCTCCAGTACCGAGGCCATGAGTTCCCTGGCTTCAACAAGCCCGTCAACGCCCCGGCTGGCGACAGTCACAAGAAGATGGTCTTGGCCAAGAAGGGCGACGAAGTGAAGATGGTGAAGTTCGGTTTGCGCGGCATGCAGGATTACACCCAGCATCACAGCGAAGCACGCCGCGAGAACTATCTGGCCCGATCGGCTGGCATCAAAGACAAGAACGGGAACCCCACCAAGAACGACCCGTTCAGCGCGAACTATTGGGCGCGGAAAGTGTTGTGGTGATCACATGACAGCAATCGCCGTCAAACAATTCGGTGGCATGAAGCCGATAGTCAGCCCACGTTTGCTGGCGGCTTCCGAGTCCGAGATCGCCAACAACGTCAAACTGGTCTCCGGGTCTTTGCTGCCCTTGAAAGGCACGACGACGCTCCAAGCGCTCCAGAGCTCGAGCCCCGCCACGATCTACCGCTACGGCACCAGCTCTACCGAAGCCAACTACTGGCTCGAGTTTGTCAACGACACGGACGTGATGCGGTCTCCGATTGCAAACGACCAGTACGATCGGCTGTATTGGGCTGATGGCGTCAGCGCACCGCGCTATGCCCCGAACAGCCTGATCCTTCAAGCCGGCTCTGGATCCTATCCACGCGCCAGCTACCTCCTTGGCATCCCCGCACCTGGCGCTGCTCCCACCACCTCGAGCACGACTGCTCCAGGCACTGGCGACACCCCTGAGACCAGGGCATACCTGGTCACGTACGTTTCGGCATACGGCGAGGAAGGGCCTCCGTCGTCGGCGTCCAGTCTGATCACGATCAAGCCTGACACCGACGTCACTCTGGGTCTGCCTGGCGGTCCCAGCGGCGCATACAACATCACGCTCAAGCGGATTTATCGCTCGTCAACTGTCGGCAACACGGCGCAATGGCAGTTCGTGGCAGAGATTCCTGTCGCCACCAACTCCTACGTGGACAGCAAGAAGCAGTCGGAGCTTGGTGAAGTGTTGCCGTCCGAAGATTGGGTTGCGCCACCCACAACGCTCAAAGGTTTGCGCTTGATGGCCAACGGTGCAGCGGTCGGCTTCTCAGGGAAAACCCTATATTTCTCGGAGCCGAACCTACCGCATGCCTGGCCGCATCAGTACCCGATCGACTACGACATCGTCGGCATCGCCACGTACGGCCAGTTCGTCGCCGTCCTGACGACGTCCTACCCGTACCTGTTCCAGGGCGTTGACCCTGCGGCCATGAGCTCGAGCAAGCTCTCTCTGCCTCAAGCCTGTGTCTCCAAGCGTTCGATCGTTGAGACCGGCAACGGCGTGATCTATGCCTCGCCTGACGGACTGGTGGAGATCGGCACCCAGAACGACGTCATCACCAGGGGCCTGTTCAACCGCGAGCAGTGGCAAGCCTATCAGCCGTCTTCGATCCAGTCTTACGTCTACAACGGTCGGATCCACTGCTTCTACAACAACGGCAGCAAAGGCATCTTGGTTTTCGACTTCACTGGTCAGGGCGCTACGTTCACGACCAGCGACATGAACAGCGTCACAGCCGTGACCGCAGGGTTCTATGACGCCACGACCGACAAGCTGTACCTGGCACAGGGCTCGAACATCGTGCGTTTCGATCAGGGCTATGCGTTGCCGTACACCTGGAAGAGCAAGATCTTCCGCAACCCATTCCCGACCAACTTTGGCTTCGGCCAGGTCACTGCGCTGGCGTATCCGATCACACTCAAGGTCTACGCAG